TTGGTTTTGTTGGTTGTACTTTTGGAGCGGCTTTAGCCACTTCCTTTTGCTGAGGAGCAACCTCAACTTTCTTTGCTGGTGCTTTTTTTGCAGCCATAATATAATATAATTAAATAATTTGTAAATGTGACAATAGCTAGTATATATTAATAGTAGTAGGCTATCGTCGTATAAAAGTAATAATTACCCCTGTCAGTTCAACAAGGGTAACTACTACATAAATTAATCGGTACTAGTCTGTGAATAACACAAAGTTGTTAGCCGCTTGAGTTACTAAACATCTTTCAGATAAGAAGTGAACCTCCATTGCATCTAAATCAGAAGTAGCTGCGCCACCTACAGATCCAGTGATCCAGTTTTTCATTCTTCTATCATCAGCTTGAGAAGCTCTATATCTTACATGTAAGAAAGGTCTTCTGATGTTAGTTCCTAATATCTGGTCGTAAACTGTAGAAGTCCCAGCAGGTACTAATACTCCTTCGATACCAGCATCAACAACACCTCCACGAGTAGAAGCATCGTTTAAGTATTTCCAGTCAGTTTTGTAGAAGTCATAAGAACCTCTTCTGAAACCAGAGAAACCTAAGTTTAATGCCATTTCTTCAGAATTTTCAAATACACCAAAAGAACTACCACCATTGTAAGCAGCTGTTCCAGCTTGTTGTCCAACTCCAGCTAACATATCATCAAAGTCTAGAGAAGTTTCTCTATTTAAGAATAACATGTTTTCTTCGATAGCTCCTTGAGTATCTAAGTTTTTAAGAATTGAATCAAACTGAGCTAAACCAGTTGCTGCAGTAAAGTCTACTAATACATTTCCACGGCTTTTAACAGCAGCAAAAAGACCTTCAGTACCTTTAGCAGTTGTAGTTGAACTTCCAGATTTTAATTCACCTTCTACCATAGACATTTCTAAGTAGTCTTCAAAACGTAATCTTGTTTCAGATTCAGCTTTTAAGTACCATAAGAAACCTCCTTGACCAGACTCAGTAGCTACTTCAACCCATCCAATCTGAGCAGTGTCAGATCCGTTGATTGCATACTTGTCTTTAATGATGATAGGAGAGTTAGAATACTGAGTGAAAGAAGGTGTTACAGAAATTCTGTTAGCATCTCCAGTTCCTTTTCCGTATTCAGATCCATATACAAAGATCTTAAGTGCTGGTCCACCAGTTACTAAATCTACTTCAGCAGCTCCAGCTCCAGTTCCATCTAAGGCTTCTTGCGAGTAAGGCGCTACAGTTAATACACCTGCACCTAACGCACTACCAGGAGTAGCACCAGATGCAACAACGTAACAGTTTAATTCTGCTCCAGTTGCTGGATTCATTACCACGATTGTAGAACCAGGAGATACAACATTTTCAATAAGAGTTGCTCCAGCTCCTCCAACAGGAATAGTTAAAGTAGAAACTTTTGCCCCTACAGCACCTGCATTAGTTGCTATTACATTCTCATAAGAAATGTGTAATCTATTTTGCTCAGACCATACTACTTGATCAGAAGTCATTGGCATTTCAGCTCCTACCATTCTTAAGAAACCACCTAAGGTTCTATTTCCATAACGCTCTACTTCAGCTTCATAGATTTCTGGTAAGTACTGTTGTGCGAAATCATTCGTTCCATCAGTAAAGTTTAAATAATTGCCTTCTAAGGCTTGCTTTTTTTGCGTTGGGATTAAGCTTCCAAACGCTGGGCTTACATTTGCCATAATTTTTTAATTTTTTAGTTAAATTTTTTTGTTTTAATTCTAAGTTTAGAAGAATCATAACCGCTTATTGACTTGACTTTTATTCCATTTACGAATTCACCTGTACCAGTTTGTCTGGGTTCTGTGCTAGGATTTTTAGAGTTACTAACTATTTCTTTAGTAGCATCTGTTTTTCCTTGTTCGTAAAAATGATTAATAATCTTGTCAGCATTTGAAGCGATATAAATAGCCTTGTGATAACCTTTCGTATCTTTTATATTACCGCTTTCGTCAAGAAACTTTCCTACGAAATTGTTAATACTTGATTGGTTCTCTGCAACTTTATCAGGATCTTGTAAACCATACCTAAACTTCTTTTTACCTACATTGAAGTCAAAACCTTTGAATTCATTAGTAAAGTAATCATTTGTTTTTGATTTAAAGTCCGAATGCTGTTGCTCAGCCATCTTTTGATCTTCTTGATATCGGTTGAAAAACTCTGTTGCTTTTTGTTGTTCCTGAGTAACGCCGGGTCTCAACTTGATTTCGTCGTAATATTTACTCTTGGTATTTTCTAAAAAGCCTTTTGCTTTTGCAACTTCTTCTTTAAACGCAAGTTTCTTTTTGCGTATATTTCTTTCCTCATCTATGTCTTCATCATAATCGTAGTCCTCTAATAGCAGGCTAACGTCATCTGATTCTAAATAAGGTTTTGTTTGTTTGTAATATTCTTTTAATAGTGTTTTATCATCAACACTTGAGTAGTCCGCGTTTAATCTAACGTAGTCTTCCACTGATCCACCCGTTTCTTCCATAAAAGTAACAAGTTTATCTATGTTTTCAGGTAACACTCTTTGTTCAGCTACTTGCTTGTATTCTTCAGCAGCTTTTTGTAATTGATTGTTCGGAGGCGTATCATCGTCTTCGTCTACAATTTCTATAATACCATCTTCTTCAGGTGTGTCGTTAACGACTACAACAGGTTCTTCAATCACATCTTCTTTAACTTCTGGTATTACTACTTTAGCAACTTCTTCAGCCACTGGATCTTTTACTTCATCTATATTAACCTTTATAGGTTCATTAGATTGATTTCCTAACTTTTTAGGACTTGTTTTCTTGGATTTAATTTTAAAATCCCCTTCTTGTTTTACTTCTGACATAATATAATATAATTAAATAATTGTTTGTAATTTTAACTAGGACCAAATTCTTCCAAACCAAAACCTCCTAACACGTCGTTACCAGATGATTCAAAATCCTTAGGTAATCCTTCTGTTTGTCTTTGCTGAATCAGCTCTGATTGCTGTGTTCCTTGTAATTTTATTCTTTGATCTTTTCTGTCTTCAATTTCTTGCTCTTTCGCTTTTGCCGCACCCATCTGAGCCTGAGCTAGTTGTATATTGTATTGAAACTCTTCAGCCATTAGCTCTCTTTTTATTTGAGCCTCTGTTTGCATTCTTTGTATTTCAAATTGAGACTTAGCTTGTTCTATACTTACTTTTTCTTGAGTTAAAGCTTGCTGCTTTTGTACTTCAGCCATCGCGGCTTTTTCAGCAGCCTCGGCGTTTGCTTGCGCTTGCGCTTGAATATTTGCTTGCTGTTGCTCTTGCTCTCTTTTAATTTTTTGTTTTTGTCTAAGCTTTAGAAACTGATTAGCTAATTTTATATTTTTAATTTGTCTAATATCTATAGCATCTGATAAAGCTATTGCTCCTGTTTGTAAGGCTACTTGAATATTTTGTTCAAGCAAAGCTTTTTCTTCTTCTTCTGGTTCTAACTCTAAATATATACCAAAGTCATGCAGCTGTAAATTCATTAACTCCTCTAATGTTTTTGTATTGAACGTACTTACCGCATTTGTTAAAGCATTTTCTGTTAACGGGTTTTCAATAACATCTGCTACTTTAAGGCTTATATTTTCACAAGTTCTAACAGTTAAATAAAGTAATGAGTCCAGTATATGTTTAGTCGCTATATTAGAAGCGTTTGCTGCCATTTTTTGCAAGCCTACTAGTGAGTCTTTAATTGGAGCACTTCCGTCTCTTGCTTCATTCAATCCGGTTACATCCCTTATCATTTGTAAATAATATTGGTATGTACCTATTAAACTTTGTATTTTTGCTTGACCACTTGAAGATGATAATTCTTGAACAGGTACTTTACCTCTATTCAATTCACCGTCTTGGGTTAATGACCTACCTACAACAGAACCTGTTTGGAAATACATGTTCAATGCTTCCGCTGGATTGTATGTTGTACCGTTACCTAAATCAACTTCAGCTAAACCATCCATATCTAAAAATACACCATCTGGCACTATTCTAGACATTACTTGTTGTAGTTTAAGGTGTGTTATTTGGATCATATCAGCAAAGCTAGTAATTTTACTAACTACTGATTCTATACGCCCCTTGTACATTCTAGGGGCAGATATACAATAATTCATCACTACTTTAGTAGTATCAGCGGTTGGCCTTGTCATGTTTTCAGCAAGTTTCCAGTCCAGCATTATATTTGTTCCTAAGACCTTTGCTCCTGAGTATAAAACTTCTATAGTTCTAGATATTCTGTCAAAGTTATCATTAGCAGGTGGATTAAATGTGTCAGGCTTTTCTAACGTTTTTTCTAACCCTTGATCTGTTTTCTTTATTTTAAATACCTGATCTGAATATGTTTTGTATTCAAAGTATAAAACCTGAATTGTATTAGAATCGTAGTTACCCCAATTGGTCACATATTGTGAATTACCCGGCATATCTTGAATTCTTTGCAGTTCGTCAGGAGATATGGTTGGGAATTGTTTTTTAAGTTCCGCTAAAGATATTGATTTAACTTCGCCTACATAATATATGTCTTCGAAATTTGGATCTTCAGTGTATGAGTAAATCATGTTAGCAGGATCCACATAGTCAGTAACTATACCTTCAGCCTTGTTAAAAGACGTTTTAACAGCTCCGATTCCAATTGTAGTTAAATCTTGAGCTAAGCGCTTTTTTATTTGATCATACTTATTAAAAGCTAATACATTATTTATAACTTCTTCTTCAGCAACTTCTACATTTTGCTTAGCGGTCATTTGAAGATGTACGTCTAATTCTTCTTTGCTCTCAGGAAGGTCTTCTAAACTACCTGTAGCTGCCATATCCATTCCTAATTCTTGCTTAATATTTTCAAGCATAGGCCTAGCATTCATATCTTGCTCTACAGCGGCTGCGTAATCAGTTCTACTTTTTACAGAAAATGGATCTTGAGCAAAAGCATTTATTTCATAACTCTTATTAGACATTCCATTTACAACAATATCAACAAACTTTGATATAACTGGTATAGGTTTCCAATCTAAATTAAGATATGACAAATCACCGTTTATCGATAACTCATCTTTATACTTTTGTATTGGTTGCTCTCCTCTAGCATATAAACGTAATGAATGAAAGCTATTCCAATTGTTTAAGTATCTATTACCGTTACCTCTTCCTTGATTGAACCATTCTTGTTCAATAGCTCTAGAGACTTGTAAGCCGTAATCATAACTAGCTTTTACTTCGTCGCTAACAACCTGGTTAGGGAAAGAACTATCAGTATTTGTTTGTATTTTCATTTATCTTAATATTTTAGACGTAGAACCTCTATTGTCATATCTTTTAATTCCTAAATCGTAAATCTTTTTTTGCACTGGACTAACTGGTGAATATAGGTTTTTGTTACAAGCCATTATTGCTAGCCCTGAACTTATAGAAGCATCGTGCTTCGTTCTGTTATTTATATTAAATTTACCCCAATCTTCAAGTGTTCTTTGGAAATACATATCTCCATAACCTGCTTCTGTTCTTCCAACACAAGTTTCTATATATGATTCTATAGCCGCAGCATGCGCTTGCTTTATATCTTCACTGGAGTTTGGTATACCACCTATTTCTCTTTCAGTTACAGATAATTTGTTTAATCTTTTATCAGGCCTATTCATAGAATAGCCTCTGTAGCCTCTTCTTTTAAAATGATACAGTAATCTAGGTTTATTGTTTTCCGCAAGTATTGGCATACCGTAAAATATGCAAGCCATTAATACGTCTTCAAAAAATATCTCAGCAGTTTGTGGTCTAGCTATATATTCTAAAAAGAATCTGTTAGGCGGAACATCTTCCATACTAAACTTAGTTAAACCGTGTAAAGCTCCGTTAGAACCTCTTTTATCAACTGTACCTGATATATCATAACTGTCACACCCAAAAGCACCGCAGTGTTCGTTACCTGGATATTTTGTATTACCTTTTACTATAACCCTATTTTGAAGACCAATATTAGGAACCCAACTAACGTTGAACCTACCGTTTTTATTTGGTACAAACATTACCTTAGTGTCTTTTATACCGTTTTCCCACATAAAACTTCCAGTGGTTATTATCGATGTATTCCTAAGATCTTCATTATAATCTATTTGTTCGTATATC